ATAGTGTACAAGCTTGTGTGTAACTTCTGATCTTAAATCATCAACATTTTCCAAGCCATCACTTTCAAATATAGTTCTAGCATCTGTTTTAGGATTTGCTTTCAACACTAGAATACCTGATAGTGTTGAACCTGGATGAGTATGATACTCTTGGAAATCTTTCTTTTTGTAAATGTTAAACCAACCATTTTGATATTTTAGTTTATCTTTAGAACCTATCTTTTCGGAATATAAATTTGCTTGTTCCAATGCCCAATCGTTTATCTCTTTAAATTTTTCATCATCTATAATATTGTGTGTGCTATGTGTATTGTAAACTGTACTTATCCAATTATCGCCACCACGTTCAATTGTTTTTTGTAAATCGTAACAATGGTCAATAAGTGGTTGACATTTGCCATGCCAATCTGAATAGGAAATGATAGTTGGAAACCAATATTCTAAATTCATATGTTTAATATATCACTTTTTGAGGCCTTTGTCAAGGTTAATTATGTATGTATTTTCTATGAAAATCAATATAACTATCCTTATCTTTTAAGTAATCTAGCCATTTTTGTTTTCTTTGGTCTAATGCTTTGATGAAAGGGTCCCACTCTTTTTTATAGTTTTCAATATTTTTATTATTGTAAAAATCTAACCACTTTGCTGAAGTGAAATCACCTGGACCCCAATTCATACCAGCAGCAATTGCTTGTAGACCACCAGCTGTTTCATAATGGTAATCATAATCTCTTTGACAAGCATATGTAAAGAAACCTACGTGGAACATTGCTTTTAAATCTATCATATTAGGTTCCCATTCTTTATCTCTATTTGCTCTCCAATATTCTGTATCATCTCTATTAGATAATGCATAGTGCATGGCCACAAATTCAGCAAAGTTTCTAAACAATCTTTTACATTGGAAAGTATAGTTATCTCTATCCCACTGTGTAACTATATCTCTTTTTAAATTTCTTAATAATCTAAACAAAAATTCGTGTACAGAATATAATCCATTACTCTCTAATGGTTCAATAAATCCAGCAGCCAATCCAATAGCTGCAACATTCTTAACCCATAATCTTTTGTGTATACCAACTCTCATCTTTATATTTTTAAATTCTAATTCATCTGTACCTAAATGATTTTGTAATTGTTTTAATGCAGTATCGTCATCAACAAACTTATCTGAATACACATAACCTGTTCCTATTCTTTCCCATTGTGGTATGTTCCATACCCAGCCGTTCTCTATGGCTGTACAATTTGTGTATGGTACAAATTCTTTTTCTTTATCAATATATGGTTTTCTTGTTGCCCAAGCAGAGTTGTTTGGTAACATATCAGCATATGATTCAAACTCTGTTCCTAATGTTTGACTCAATAATAACGATTTAAAACCTGTACAATCAATGTACATATCTGCTTTGTGTGTATTGTTTAACGATACTATTCCGTTTTCATCTTGTTCAATGGATTTTACATCTTCTTTGATATGTTTTACACCTCTAGGAATACAATAGTTATCTCTTAACCAAATGGCAAACATTGTAGCATCAAAATGATATGCAGTGTGTTTATCAAAATCAAAAGGAAATTTATCAAATTCATTGTCTGGATAATATAGTTTACCTGAATTGACCATAGCCATTTGTGGATAGTGACTATCTGCATAATCTGATCTAGGTGTATCAGGATAAAAATATTTTTTATAATACCAATCATTCAATAACGCTTTGTTTTCTGCTACAAATGGTTGACCAAATGGATAATGAAAACCACCATCACCTTTTCTATAAAAATCTGTAAATTTTATACTTAACTTGTAACTACCATTGGTATGTTTCATAAAGTCTTTATCATCTATTCCTAGATAATGTGTCCAAGCTTTAATACCACCAACTGTACTTTCACCCACACCTACTGTGGCTATATTAGGTGATTCTATAAGTGTTACTTCTTTGTCGGGAAATTCGTGTTTAAGTGTGGCAGCTGTCATCCATCCAGCACTACCACCACCAACAACTAAAAATGATTTTATACTTTTCATACTATATTATAACAAATCTAATCAATTTGTCAATCCTTATTCATATCCATTATTTGATTCATTTTAATTTTTATCTCGTCAGGGTTCATTTTTTCTAAATCTTTTGGTGATGCATTACTACCAAATAATGCTTTTAATATCACAGCTTGTTTCTTTTTATACTTATCATTCTTTTTTACCAAGTTTTTTATTCTTGTATTCAAGTTATCTTTTTTCTTTGATTTTACTTCTTCTCTACCCATACGCCATTGTCTTAATGATATATTGGCAGCAATCAATAGAAGTACAGCCAATGGGTCAAATACAAATATAAGTATTAATATAATAATACGAACAGCAGAATCAAAATGATCTTGTGCATTGTCACCATAAATCAACTCAGCAACATATTTCAATGGACCCACATCCGCTTCTAATTTTAATTGTTCTATGGTTATTGACGATTTGGAATTGTTCAAATCTGCTATTTTGGCCATTGCTTCGTCTATTGATTTATTCAACAGCTCTCGTTCTTCTTTTTGTTTCTTACGCTCTTTTAATCCCCTACTAACATATTCCTTGTCAATATAAACGTCAAGTGCTTTATCTAATTGATTAAGAGTTCTTTCTGCTCTTTCAATAATAGCTTCTTCTTGTTTAATCTTCTTATCTATTAATGCTATTTGTTCTGTATTACCTGCTGTAGGTTTCACTTGATCTAGGTGTGCCTTTGATAAGAAACCAAAAATACCTATTGATGTTATGAATATTAATATTATGATTGCTGAAAATAGATATGCTTTTAATGCTCTAGGTATATCTGAGCGCCAGTTATGATATAACCAAGATGCCGCCACTAACTTACCTACTTCTAGTGCAGAACCCATAGCAATAATAGGTACTGCAGCCCCAGCAAACAATGTTGCCAGTCCTAGTATAGAATAACCAGCAGCTATCAAAGAAATAGCAATAGCTGATAAAAAAGTTAATAATGTTAAAAACATCTATTCCTTTGGTTTATCTTTTGGTGTGACTTTTGAATCCACTTTAGTATTTATGTCTATCTTACTTGATTTTTCTTCTTGTTTTCTGATTGCATCTACTATCCAATTTACTCTCTCTGCATAATCTTTTGTAGTAGAATATGCCTTTAATGTTTTAATTAATATCTTGGCGTCTAATGTTTGTCCTGTAACCAACATCTTTGTTCTTGTATTTCTAAATTCTTCGTATGCTGGATGATTGTTTAATAGTTCTATAAAAAACTTTACGGATTGACATTTTGTATCAAACTTTCTTACACCCCAACCTTTCCATTTAGTTCTACCCTCTATCAATAAATGTGGTACTTTTTTATCGTATGTTCTTATACCAAATAGGTTGTTTGCTTCTAAAGCAAATCTACTTGTACCCCAACCTGACTCTAATGCCGCTTGTGCAACAATCATTTCTATTGGCACTCTTTCAAATCTAGGTGTTTCAAAGTTTACCCAATCAACACATTTACGAACAGCAGCTACAAATTGTATATCGTTTGTATATTCAAAAGATGGTTCTTGCAAACCTAATGCATTTGCCCAATGTGTATAATAACTTTCTATATCTTTCTTTATCAAGTGTTTTGTATATGGATTAGGAAAAAATGTTCCTATGATAAACATAAAGAATACCACCACTATACCTGTTAATACTTTTTTTACTACGTTATTTTTTATCGCTTGTTTCACCATAATCATCCTCCGTTTGAAAGTTAAACACTGCAATTACCCGTCTATCATTTTTAGCTGGATAACTTGTAGCGTGGTAATGTTTGCCATCAAATATTAATACTTTATATTTTTCTGGTTTAATTGTCTTAAATAAATCTAATGGATTTTTAATATGTTCATCTATTGTCATTGTAGAGTTTTTAAAATCAATATCATTATAAGTTTGTTTAAATATATGTGTATCACCTAAACTATCATTTAAATATATAATACCTAATTTATGTGGCATTCTAAAATCAATATGTGGGTCGCCGTGTTTATAATCAAAACAATTTACATTTAAATTTAGACAAGCTCTCATCATTGTTTTTACTTTTAGATTAACAGCATCACATGCTCTTAATAGTATCTTTTCAAAAAAAGAAAACTCCTCTGATTGTTCTAATGATTTTACTAAAGGATCATCTGCTCTAGGTAATAGCATATGACTAAAAAATAAAAACTTATCTGTTGTAGATACTGGTTGAAAGTACCAAGGAAAGTCATTTGACAAAATATATTTTTCTATGTATTCTTTTTCATTATCATTAAGTATATTTTTTATTTCCCAAATCTTATGATTCATATACACCTTTTTTGATAAATGATTTTAATTGTTTAGTATCAAATTTAGTTTGTATTTTTAAAGCTTTGTATTGTGGTTCTTTTGTTGGTCCAACAAACTCTAACTCTGTAATATTCTCAAAGGTAATTATACCTTTAAGATACATCTCAACTACAGTTTCCATTTCTTTGATTGATTTATCTTTTGGTATTAGTTTAGTTTTGTAAATACCTTTACCTTTAACTAATCCTTTTAATATATCTGTATGTTTTTTTAATAATCTCAATTTTTCCTCACAATGTAATCATAATAACCGTGTGTTGTATCTATTTTCTTTTGAAAGAATATCAATTGTTCATTCTCTCTGTACTTACTCATTCTCTTAAATAACTTTGTTGATTGTTTTTTATTGTAGTTACTTAAAATATCTTCTTGTAAATTACCAGAATAGTAAACTAACTCGCCTTTAGGTTTTTCTAAAAACTGTTCTAACTTTTCTAATGATTCTTCTATTGGTTTTTTAAGATATGCGTCCTTAAACTTTTTTACTCTCACCTTCTTCATAATATAATCTTTCTATTTTATTTAAAGTCGTAGTCCGATTGATTTTAACTTTGGTTCAAAGCTGTAAAATAATTTGTTATGATTACCACTATCACCTTTGTTAGCCATTTGATACAGATGTACCATTTCGTGTCCTAATGTGTCCACAAAATCTTTTTTACTTTTATAGACTGGTTGCATTTGTAGTCTATACACCCTTGTCCCTTTTCTTTTCCACTCTAATACTTCAACTAATCCATAACAATACTTTTTTCTATCTCTTATCTGTTTGATTTCTATTTGATTAAATGGTGAGAGTTCACCATCAAAGATTGTGTCATTAATAAGTTTGAAATACTTTTTAATGTCTTTAAAATTTGTATAATATTTCTCTCTACTACTCAATACTGTGTTGAGTCGTTTCTTTATAACCGATAGTTTTTGTTTTTTGTTTTTCATTATAGATAACCTTTTAACCACATATAACCCATTACGAGTGATGTGTAGATAATATACTCCCACAATGTTATGTCACCAAATTCGTGCATAATAAATTAACAATCGTCTTTGATTTTGCTGTCTTTTAAGAGTTCACACTTCAACTCTTTGTCAGCTTTCATCCTTAATTCAGCAGCAACACCTTCTAATATTGTTGGAAGGTACTTCTGTAAAATAACTAATGACTCAATTGTAAATTGATGTGCAAGTTTTTGTAGTTCTTGCTCCATTAACTTACTAATATCTACGTTGTTGCCTTGTATAGTATTGGTTATTACATTAGCAACTACTGCCTTATTGTATTCATCAGCCTTAACTGAATTGGCAAAGGCGTTTAAACCTGCCCACAATATGGCTAATAATATAATCAACTTCTTCATAATATATCCTCCTCGTTATAATATTTAGTATATAAGGATTATAGGTCAATGTCAAATAAAAAATTGGTCTAAAAGTCATTGATTTTATTGACTTTTTAGGGAGGGCGTAAGGGGATTTTATAAGAAAACCCCCTAAAAATCTATCTTTTCACAAATTCATCAGTCCAATCAAACGCCTCTTTGACTACCGATTCGGTAAATCCTTTGTAAGCTTTGTTTAGACTTTTGTTTTTGATGTTCAACAGAACCTTAGCATCGTCTTTATGTAGACCCTCTAATAATTGAATAAACAATGTTTCTTTTCTAATTCTGTTAATTTGATTGTTACCACCGACAATATAAACATATAATCTTCTTGCTTCGTTGAATAAAGATGTATGTTCTGTTCCAGCTGGCGCCTCATTTTCCATATAAGGTGGGTCACCTGCAGGTAAGTCAAACTTAATCCTAGGATCAAATGCTGCCTTACATAACTGTCTCAAAGATTGACTATCGTTTTCTCTCAAAATAGCAATCTTCTTAACCTTGTCTTTAGCATTATTAATTTTTGTAAATAATTCGTGTACTAAAGGCCTTGAGTTAGTAGATGTTCTGCTAGCAGCTTCCATCGCCTTTTTACTCATAAGACTAGGATGTCTATTTTCGGTAAGTTGTTTTTCTTCTGCCATAATTCACTCCAAATATTGCAATATTAAAAATCATTAATGTTAGTCATTAACGCTTTAAGTTTATGTTTCATAAAGTATGGCAATAGTTTGGACCTATTGTTTACTTTATAACTCGTATATCTATTTATAATAGTATTTACTAGAGGTTCAGGTATTTGTTCCAAGTCAATTAATGTCTTATTTCTTTGATAAAACTTCTTGGTTTCTGACCCCAATGGTATATTATCTACATTTGCCCACTCCTCTAATCTCTTTTTATTGATAGGTCTTTGTTTCTCGCCTACCACAAACACATCATCATTACTTAATATGTTTGGTACACCATCTGATCTATCACCTTTGATAATCTGTTCGTGTAAAAATCTCTTTGGATTTGCATCTTCTATAAATTTCTTCTGTATAGGTGCATATTGTTTTACGTTTGCATACTTCTGTAACTGTATGAAGTCTTTATCACCAGATATAATTAGAATATTCTTCTCTTTAGGTGCAAGTTCTTTTACTAATGTGCCTATAATATCATCTGCTTCAGCTGTATCTATATGTAATACCATATACGGAAAGTTCTCTTGTATCTCAACTCTTATATCGTTGATAACTTCAAATATAGATAACCAATTTGTTGCAGAGTCTTCTCTGTTTTTCTTTCTAGCATATTTGTAATTTGGAAATATGCTTCGCCTCCAGGTGTTACTTGCATCTGCACATAGTATTATGTCTCCGTATTGTTCTCCAAACTTTAACTTGTAACCTCTAATAGAATTAATCACCATATGTCTAATCATATCTTTGTTAGGCATTTCTTCAGCTTTACCTCTTGTTTGAGCCATAAGGTTTGAAATTAAAACTTGATTTAGGTCTACTAGTATCATTTGTCGTTTAGTATTTTATTTGTTGCTTCAACTATTTCTTCTGTTGTAAATTCATTTTTCTTTTCTTGTAATTTCATTTCATATTTTAAAATAATATTACTTAATCTTTGTGCTGGCCAGTTTTTCTGTACCATTTCATTTCTTAACTCTCTAATGTCTTTTAGTAATTCATTTATCATTTAAGTATTTCTTTTTATACCATTTGTAAAATGTTTTATCTGTAAATATCTCTGCAATTTCACTTGCAGGTACTTGGTCACTTCTTATACAATCTGCCAAAGACTGATACTCATAGGTATCAACTTTACGAGTCATTTTCTTTTTAGACTGTATCGTCCCCAAAGTAATATGGGTTCTTCTCATTTTCTCTTTTTCTAAGCTCATCTTCTCTTTCTTTTCTTTTTATTTTATTGACAACTAAAAATGCAATAAAGAAACCAGTAATAGTTACTGTACATCCTATAATACCTAAAAGCAATCCGTGTTCTAAATCTAACATTATGAATAACTCGCCATTACTACAAACACCAAAGCACAAACAAAACCTACAATCAAAACGTGATTGCCTAGATTTAGTAAACTCATTCCTACTGTATTAGGATTTTTTGGGTCTATTATTTTTTTCATTTAATATTCTTCCATAGTTAGGCCATCCAAATTTGTCTGGTGACTCATCAACATACCTCCAACGAATAACCCCTGTGTTAGGATTTCTTTCGTAGATTTTTTCTCTTTTCTTTTTTCTTTTCATACTGGTAATACTCCTAAACTTTCAAATTGTGTAGACCAATCTCTACAAATGTCCATAACTCTTTTTCTATTCTTAAAATTAACTTTTCTATTATCTAGTAGTGTTTCAAATAACTTATCAATACCAGCGCCTAACTGTAAGTTAATATGTTTCTTAAATTTAAACTTCTTAAATTCTTCAAATGAGTTTACAACATTATGCTTTTGAAATGGCTCATTTAATTCATACCAATCCTTATTGTAGAAATAATCTTTAACACTAAATGACAAATAAGGTGTAATCAATTGTTTATCATTATTTCTAGCTATTCTTTCGTGCCATAGATAACCTGCTTGATTATAATAGTCAAAATAATTATCTCTAAACTCATCAAATTTTTCTTTTGTTTTACCTTTAGTATAATGTAAAATAGCTTTCTTACTTATACCATAGTAACCATCTGCTGCCCAACCACTTATTACTGCCTTCTCTTTTATTTCTGGATACACATATAAGAACGGAAAGCAACATTCAAAATGTGTTTTCTTTTTACATAATATTTCTTTAGCAAGTCTAAAAAAATCATCTTCTATTTTATCAGTAGGTACAACTACAACTTTATAATCCCAATTAAATTTCTCTGCAACTTCTACAGCTTTTTGTGAATCATAAGTTGGTTGACCTTCTAAATGAAACGTATAAGCAGTTATCTTTTTACCTAATCTATTAGCAGCGAATGCCGTAGATAAACTATCAACACCTCCAGATAATAATACAGCGACCTCACTATCTTCTGTTTGTCCTTGTATTTCCTGTGTTAATAATTGATCTATCACTTTTTAAATGGGTCTTTTTTGACAAAATACTTGTTTAACATTTCTATCTGATCGTCATATTCAGCTATGATACCTAATTCTTTTTCAATAGTTTCAATGTGGTCAGGATGTTCTGCAACTCCTACATTGTTTTGTAACAAGTTTTCTACATTGATTCTATGTTTTTCTATATGACCTTCAGCGTGTTTCGTTATTGCTTGTAATAATGCATCTCTTAATGACATATAATTCCTCTGTTGTTTGTATTATGTATGTGGCGTGTTTGCATCACGCCACACACTTGGATTACTAGTTAATTGGCGCTAGTTCTGATCTCTTTATAGAAACCTTGTGGTTGTTATACTTGAATTTAGTTCCGTATAACGCTTTAATACCAGCAGCAACTATTGCTCTTGTAGGAGCACCAATTCTGTAGTATGTTCTACCAGCCACTTTATTACCGTAGACCATATAGCCTTCAGCTCTTAAAGTGTCAATCATTGACCTTGGTGATTCCAAATCAAATTTATTTTGAATTGTTGACCAAGCAACGTTTTCACCTTTTTGTAAAAGGTTTAAAACTTTCTGTTTCTTTGAAAGTTTTTTTCTGCCTCTAGTTTCAGCAGTTCTTTTAGTTACTTTTACAGTAACTAGTTCGTCTTTAACGAACAGGTTTTTAATATAATTAAACATTATATATTACTCCTTTTTATATTTGAGTTTAACAAAACTATTTTACAACCTGTCAAGGCGATTCCTATGGAATTCTGTTTACTCATCTAAATCCTTATCTGGATCAAATAATACACCAGTTTGGTTTAGATCATTTAATTCTTCTTTTACATCTTTACTAATTGGTTTAGATGTCATTGCTTTTAATACTGGTTCATAGTTAATTTTAGCTTGTGGTTGACCTGATTTATTATCTTTTAGAATAACCATCTTATCTGATAGTGTTTGTGCTGGATGTTTCAATCCAAAATCTCTGTATATCATACCACGCATTACATCTACTAATAGTGCCAAGTCTTGCATAAATACTTTTGATTGAGTCTTCATAGCCAAATCAACAAACTGTCTTAATAAATTCATACTAATATCATCTACTGCTGTTTCAACAAATTTTTTAGTTTGTTGTTGTTTAATTTGTTTGGCTACCTTCTCACCCATTTTACGTCTTTGTTCATCAAGTTCCCTACTTCTATGATTAACAATCCGATCTGTTGGAAAGTGTATTATCTTATCATCACTCACTAATAATCTCACCTTTAAAATTCACTTTCCCTTGTTCAACAAAATATTCAACAAGTTGGTTATATCCACCGACTAACTTACCGTCAATCTTTATTTGTGGCATAGTTCTTACTTTTTTACCAATGTCTTCTAACATCTCATCTACTGAAGAGAAAGATTCCATCATCTTTTCCTCATACTCAAGGCCAAGCGTCTTCAACATATGCTTCGCCTTGGTACAATAGGCACAATTGTTTTTACTGTATATTACTATTTTCATTTTCTTTACCTATTAAGTTATCATAAGCAATTTTAGCTTTTTCTTTTACATTATAAGCATCAACTGCTTCTGCTATTGTGAAATTGTACATTTTATTGTACTCACCTAATGGTAATCTCAAACCAATCCACGCTCTGTAATAACCGTTTTTAGTTATTGTTACATCTTTGGCAAAGATTTCATAACCTCTAACAGGTGTATCTTTAATCAAGTTAACTATAACTGATTCTACTTCCGATACAGTTGTTTTGTTATGTTGTTTTCCCAATTCTGTAATGAATTGTTTTGATGATTTGTTCATCTCACCTTTAACAATATCAGCAAGTTCTGCCTTAGCAATCATCATACCTTTTTCAATCGCCAAGTTTAGATCAGGTGACACTGCAGTACCGACACCAAAGATACACATTCTATCTTTGTCTTTACCGAATAAAGGTGTATCACACGCTTTACTTTCAGAAAAGTCAGCCATATACCATTTTGGTACTTCGTTTAAGACTTTACCCTTCTCTGACTTCATTTTGTAAGAACCAGCACAATTGGCTACTAATAACCCTGCTGCGATGATACCTACTATCTTACCATACTTCATCATATATTAATTTACCTCACTTTTTATATTATAAACTAGGTCTTGCAATTTGTCAAGTCCTAAAGATATATAGTCTAAAAATTCAGCCCCTGATATACCCGTAACTATTACAAAAACTAGTGAGATTATGATTAAATTCTTAATCATTTTACCTCCCATTCACCGTTCTGTTGTAAACACACTTTTCCGAACGACTTAAAAGCGTGATTAGGTCTGCTGTACATTCTACAGTATTCGGGAGTTGCCACATCTCTATAATAAAATTGAGCAAATAGCTGCCAATACGAAGGACCATCTACTGTTTTTCTTCCATCAGCACACTCCAAAATTTCTTCTTTGATAATTGTATTATCAGTTTCTTTTATAATCACTTTAACATAACAATATTGATCTGCTGCGTCTTTAGGTTCAACAGTTGTAATTTTGTTATAATAAACTTTATCGCCGTCTTTTTCAATCTTCTCTATCTTATCTAAAATCTCAATTACTTTTACATTCTCAACAGGATATGTCTTCTCTGACAAATCACCATTTTCATTACCAAACACATATGTGCATATGAGTATAGCAAAAATTGTGTACATCATTAGTACCAAATATTTTCTAGGATCAAATGGCATTAGTTTTTCTCAACCCATCTACCATCTGGCATTTGACACGCTGTACCAAAGTTTACTTTTCTATTGATACCTCCGATACCTATTAAAGGCCATTGGTTTGTTATATCTACAGTTGATTCATAATCTTTACACTTGATTGTTTCAACCATATATGTACTTGTAGTTTTAATAATTCCACTATTACCTGTATTTGAGTTGTACCAATTAGTGTATGTAGAACCATTAGGACTTTTGTTCATATGGTCAACAAACATTGCATTGTGTACATCAGCGTCTGACTTGTACATAATATCAGCGCCAACAAATGCACCAGTCACAGCACACGCTGCGATGGCATAAGGATTTTCTACTCCCATAGCGACACACGAGCCAGTTGTAGTCGTGGCACCTAAAGTGGCACCAACGTGACTACGATTACTGGCTGCGCAGTTATTTAACAACAAGAGAGCAATTAAACTTAAAATAATTTTATTCATATAATTTGTTGTAGTCTGTCCAATATTCGTTATAAGATTTTCCAAAAATCAATTTATACTCTGTGTCTAAAGGATTTGGAGTTTGATAAACACTTAATAGTTTATCAAATTTAATATCAAGGTGTTCATAACACTTTGGATTTTCTTCTTTATTCTTTATGTGGTCTTTAAAGAATTGAATACGATTCTCGTAACACTTTTTTTTAGATGTAGATTTCTTCTCATCTTTCTTTTTTTCTATATCAAACTCTTTAAATATTAGTTCTTTTGTATATTGAAACATATTATTCCTCCGTTTTTAGTTTAGTGTTTATATAATACCATAAAAATATCGTATTGTCAATGCCTAAAAAAGTCAATAAAATCAACATTTTAAATAAGAACAAAACGAGAACATCCATAATTATGACGTAAAATCCATACCAGAATCTCTTATTTTACTACACAATTCTGGTCCATTTACACTTTTGATTATGTAATAATCTTCTGTATTATCAATTACATATTTTCTAGTAAACTCATTCTCTTTCCAAAAGGTCTCAGCTCTAGCAGTGATGGGCCTGATAAAAGCAGTCCCATCATTTTTACTAGTATAAACAAAATCTTTACTGTTCATTACTATCCTTAAAGATTTTATTCCAAGGCCATTTCTTTTTAGCTTCAGCCCAACTCTTTTTTTGATACGCCTTTGACTTCTCTATTTCCATAGAGATATGATTACCTACTTTACTTGGTAACTCACTAACAGCCGTAGCAAATTCCTTTGGTGTTACTTTCTTCTCATCTGCACTTGCCATATTCATTGATACAAGAATTACTGTAACTAATGCAACGGCAAATAGTAGTGATTTTTTCATATTCCACATTATGTTTTCCTTCCCATAGATTTAAAATCAGCCTTATCTACAACTTGATAATTACCTTTGTTGTATGCAATGCCGATGGTTTTACCTTCAGGCAATTTTACTTTTGGTAAAGTTCTCTTTACACAAGCGCCTGGGATTCTATCACTTGTTGGTATAGAATTTCGTGGTAGACCGTTGATGTCTAATGTCAAATCAGGTAAATCAAAACCTGATAAAGTCTTTTTGAAAGACTCTCTATTAATACTTTTATATGTTTCTTTTATCTTTTTCTTTTTCATTGAAATAATGGTGCTAATAATATTGATAATAACATTAATGGTACTACAACTGATAGTGGCCAAAAATGTAAAAACTCTTTCCAACCTAGTTTTTCTTGTTTCTTTTGTTTCTTAATACTTCTTTTGATTTCTACCATAAGTTTATTGATAGGTTCACCTTTTTGAAAGTTAGGAAAACCAAGATCGTTACACATAGCAACTTGATTGTAAACTTCTGATACAGTTTTTTTATTTACTTCTATTGTAATTGTTTTAGCCATAATAATAATTTAATATACCCATTGAATAAATTGCAAGTGATATAGCATTCAATACAATCAATGATCTATCGTGCCATAATAAACCAACAGTCAACCAGCCAATAAAACCTATGTTTGCAATCCACATATTGATTGGATAGATGTCAACTGCTGTAAACATCATTGCAGTAATTAATATAATACTACTTGCCCATTTGATATACCAAGACAAATCATATCTAGGTGTAACTTTTTTGTACACTCTTGTTGAATTGAGTTTGGCTATCTTACTATCTAATTTTTCGTCTATTGGTTTAATCTCACTCATACCTATATAATATCAGGATTTTTAGAATTTGTCAATATTAGTGTAAAACCCCTTATTTTACAAGAAAAAGACACGCTAGGATCGCCGCTGAGCAGGTTTCCCAACACTCTTTGATACTTATATACCCCCCTTTTTTTCATCATTATTCACTGTCTGGTTGTGTGACATTTCATTCTCTAATTCTAGCATATCGTGGATTTCTGATTGTTCTTTAGCCCACTTATCAGATTCGTCTATTTCATTTTGTAGTTTATCTCTATATGTAATTAGATCATCTTTGGCATCTTTTATCTTACCTTCATCAATCTTATCTATTGCAAGATTGAGTATATCAACTGTTGCTATCGTGTGTATCATTTGTCCTCCTTTACATCTGTGTTAACAATTAAATCTTCTTCTTCCTCACTATCAGGATCGGAAGTTACCGTACCAACGTATTCTGTACTATGGTCACCTGTACTCACGTCAATATAATCTGTATCAACATCTGTATCTGTGTTTGTTAAACCAGAATTAATTTTATCGTGTTTGATACCACCGTTTTCTAACCACTTATCAAATGCTTCGTCTTCATTGTCAGCAATAATATATTGATCTAGTTTTAAAGTTTTTACTGCAGATATTTTATATACCTTTTTACCTTTATGTTGTTTATATACATCTATCATATGTCCTCCTTAATTCAATTTGTAAATATATTGTCTTTTAGTTTTATAATTTTTTGTAAAGTCTGGATCAAAGTCTTTTCTAAAACCTTGTCTACCATTGAATAACTGACCATAATCATTAAATAGGTTATCATCACCAGCAGCGGTTTCTGATCCAAACACATCTTCATATGTTTGGTAATACTCGTCTGGATATACAATCTCAATACCAGTGCTACCTAGAAAGTTTGTTGCATCTTCTTTATAAGACTTATCCATTATGTCTTTGAACATTACTAATCTCTTTTGATAATATTTCTTTTTCTCAATAGGTACGTTTCTGTAAAGAGTAGATGAAGACCAAAAGGTTTCATAACCATCCTCAGGGTCTTGGTACTCTCTCTTATAGACTATATTGAAAGTTTTAAAATATTCACTCATTAATAGTATTTAGCCTTCATTTTGTTTTCTTGTTCTTCTTTAGCAAAGTATAGATGGTCACCAATATTGTGTTTCTCAACAACCATTTCTACGTTGTCTATATTTTCTATCTTATTCTCAGCAGTATTCAAATCAATATTACCTTCTAAATAATCGTTAGTAATTTTGTCAACTTGTTTCTCTACTGAAGTTTCTATGTATTGTTTTATTTTACTCATTTGTTTGTCCTCCTTATATACACATACTATACAGGGTTTTATAGCAGATGTACAGAGTTATTTTGCTAGTAAAATAAGGGTCTATTTAAGATAAAGTAGAACAAAACAAGAACATTCTACTACTTCCAGTTGTCTTTTACCCACTGCTGGTCCGATTCGTGTGGATTCGGTCTGCCGTGAAATACACATATCTTTGCATTAGGGTCTTTTTCAAAGGTCCATTTAGTCTTATGAAATCTTGTTTTACTACGGTCAAACCATTTGTATGATTGTGTCCACTCATTTGGAAAGGGTTTCAATAATGGTTTACCTTGTACATAATGAGTAATCACATTCTGGTCACCTTGGAGTTTTCTATGATTTACTCTTTCAATCATATATGGTTTCCATATTACATCTGACATCACAGCGTTGTTCCATTTCATTACACTAGAATTATATGTATTATCTGGTTGTCCAAAATCTCTGGTAATACCAAAGTCCATTTCATTACCGTGTTCTACAAAACAATCTATATTTTTTAGTATCACAACATCTAGGTCCATATAAAAATTGACACCTTGTAAACCTGTGTCAGGATTGAATAGTTGTAGTTTGTGCCACCAACCTTCAAAATCGTGTCTTGGAAAAGGTTTGAAGATAATATCACCCTTTACCATTTTGTGTATTTTAGTATGATCTGTAAAACAATGAAACTTAAATGGTTTTGTTAAATGTCTTTTGACCATATTGTACAAGTTTTGTACATAGATCGTTTCGTACTTATTACCGTAATATACACAGCATACATTAACCATTTTGTACTCTCAACGTATTATATGCAACTCCAGTTTCTATCTCTTTTAATGTGAATTGATTTTCTGCTACAAATTTTAACCATTCATCCATAGTTTTTCTACCAGGTCTTAATGGTTTTTCTATAAACTTTAAATCGTGTGAGGCAACTGGTGCAGCAACATTACTTGTATGTGTTATAATTGGTACTTTATTTAACACAGCATCAATAGCTGATAAACTCATATTTGTAACTACACAATGACAATCAATTAATGAATCTTTTATATCTGTATTCCAAAACTCATTATGTGGTCTAGGTTTGTTTCTAACTTTTATTTCTCTTTGACTATACTTTCTTATATCTTTTGTAACTGTTTCAATCCATTGTTCCTGTGACATTCCATTTATATGCCAAGTAACTGTTGGTGATGATGGACATAACAAAATATGTTTTACCTCACCAGTATACCAACCTTTAAATTCAGTATCTATACCTTGGTTTTTCAATACGTTTAATCTTTGTCCAGTTCCTACTGAACCACGTTTAGTGTGCATACCACCTTTACATATTCTAAAATATGTTTTATCATAATCGTGTATGATAGGACTAGGGTATCTTGTAATCTGTTGTGTCAAATAACCTACATCAACAAACCACCATTCTTCGTTTTTCTCTTGTACTTGTGCAATCTCTTTTACGTTATTACCACCAAGACCCCAAAAAAAATGTATGGGTTTCATAGGTGTATCTTTCCAGCCTTTTTCTATTGCTGGCCATATTTGATGTGATAAACAATCTGCCTTTTGTAATTTATGAGTAATTATCATATACAGCTTCCTTGTTCTTCAATCTTTTCCAAGCATAACCATTTGTTATTTCTTCTAACGTATATTGATTTGATAGTAAACTATCTATCCATTGTTCTCTATCTGCTGGATATAATGGATTTTCTATCTCACTTAAATCTGTTAATGATACAGGTACACCCATAGACATCTTATCACAAAAAGATGGTATACCTTCTATTATGGCATCAACACAAGCAGTTGATTGACAAGTAACTACTGCGTGAGCCTTTTGTAATTCTTCTATATATGGAGTTTTACTATCTTTTGTTCTTATTCTTATTTCTCTTTTAGTATGTTTCTTTAAAGTTTCTACAACATTTTTTTCCCAATCAAATAAACCATACCATCTTCTAACGTGATCTGATGGTGGCAATACTAATACATAACTACCATCATATTTAAATGGTTTTAACTTTATATGTTGTTTAAACTTTCCTAATCTTTCTCTATCTGCTTTATTAAGTTTATCTATGTAAGTCAACATCAAATTGTTTTTTGTAATTCTATAAATCTTATCACCAAATAATTTATTTACACCATGCTTTTGTTCTTTAAAATAATATGCATGGTCAAAATGATAAAAGGTATGTGTAGATTCTTTACACTTTCTAATTATCTCACCAGTTCCTCTCAATATACCAAATACCACACACGGATATTCTAAATGATGTTTTAGTGATTCCCATTTAGTCATCTCATACTTATCAACTTCTGTATGCTTTTCGTGCATAATACCATATGCACTTTTAACAAAAGCTCTTATAGGTATATCTGTTAATTGTCTTGTAGAAAATCCTTGAATCATTTTAATCTAATTTGAAAACATTCCGAATAATACTTATACCAGTTAGTTGAATAATCACAATGCTCGTATTCTGAAAACCAAGGTCCACCTTCTGTATAATGTACATTCTTTATATCATCTTTATGTTCATATTCACCAGCTAACCAGTTCCATTCTAATGGTAATTCACCGATTAAGTCTTCACTTTCTAACCATTTGTATTGATGTAATTCTAAACCACTAGCGCTATTTACATAGTTAGGTGTAAGTGTTGTACACTTTTTACAATTCATCAACATAAAACTAGACCAATTCTTTTTAGGATATGTTGTTTGTACTTGATTTAAAAATTTTACTTTACTCTTTGGTGTGTAATCGTGTTTACATACTTGTACAGCATATCTATCATCTCTTAAACGCCATAGTTCTGCTATATCAGCTTCCATTAACATATCACAATCCATAAACAATGCCCAACCACGATAGTTCATCAAATGTGGTATGATAAATCTACTAAAAGAAAACTCTGTACTAGACAAGCTATTTCTTTCTCTAACAAAATCATCTTTGATATTATTTAAATATATTGGTGTAATGGCAACAGGTTTAGTTGAGTTCTTTAATATACTATAACTTAATGTATTAAAAGCAACTTTCTCTTTACTATCATAACCTATAAAAACATTTATCATTTATTTCCTTCCGATGGATCAAAACCCATATCATATATTATGCTTACCAGTGCCATAACAACACCTATCATAATAATACCCCATAGGCCTTTATCCCATTCTACAAATAATATATGATACAAAAACTCTAATCCGTTCATTAAAACTTTCTAACAATATGTTTTCTTAATGCTCTAGTTAGTTCTTCTATCTTATCTATAACAGCAATCAAACTAGGGTCTGTTATATAATTACTTTGTTCTTTTAATTTATCGTATTCTTTTAATGGTATTGTGACCATTGACTGCTCATTTTCATAAGTCATATCGTGGTCGTGTGTATCTCTATCTATATCATCACTCATAATAACTCCTTATATTTTAAACTCTGGACTTTTGCCAGATACTTTTCTTTGACCTTTTGTGTGGTCATAAACACTTCCAAGTATTGATCTTGCTTGTACGTGCCCTGTTTTACCGTCTCCTAAATTATGATTCTTAATACCATAATTTGCCTCAAATCTTTTTCTCACTAAATCCCATATAAAACTATCGTGTTGTTGTCTTTCATTATATATCAAATCTTTATTATACATATCTTGCATTTCTTGTGCAAACTTTAATGTATGACTATGTTTACAATTCCAATACAAAAAACCACATTCACTATAATGGCTACCTCTACCTAAATAACTCATCATAGAATCATCTCTATGTATATGTTGTGCTATCCATTCTGCATCTATTTTTTTATAAAATACACTGTCTGCATCAATACCTATTATACCATCGTAGTTTTTTGAGTTCTTTATGATAGCATCTGTATATGCATATACTTTGTAACAAAATCTAACTCCATCTTTCCAAAAATCTTTTAACTTATCACTAATAACTTTGTTTTTATTTCTCTCTACAAACTTTTTTAAGTTTGGTACCTTTGTATAAAAATCACTGTCTTCATTATAAACTAATAATTCAAATGGCCAATTATATGTACTTCTAAATCTATGTGCATATTCGTTATATAAAGTATTATTATAACTAGTGACTACTAATATTTTCATATAACTCCTTCCATTTGTTTCCAATTACTTCTGGCGTGTAAAAATGTCTAATGTATGATTGACCTGCTTGTATTTTCCATAATACTTTTTCAGGATTATCAATAGCCCATTGTACACCATCTACAATATTTTTTCCAATCCAAATAAAATCATCCAAGTTTTCATAACTAGGACATCCTGGTGTGGTAATAACAAATCTACCTAATCTTAAAGCATCTACTGGTCTATTATTACCTTTACATTGTGTCATATGATCGTCTTTGTTTACAGGTAATACTACCAAATCACTTTCTCTAACTAATCTTCCTTGTTTTCCATAAGTCCAATCAATTATATTGTTATCAAAAAAGACTTGCATTTCTTTTCTTAAAGCTTTTTCTTCATCTCTACTCATACCTTTATACCATCTTGGATGTTTTTTAACTTTAGGTATACCCTCAGGTTTATTTGTTATGACTTTCAATTCTGTACCAGGTCTTTTCCATAATATTCTTTTGTATTCAGAAATCCAATCTATTTGTTTCATATTACCGTGCGAACCATAATATACTAATTTCATATTACCTGATACTCTAAATTTAGCTTCTTCTTCTGGTCTTTCTGTAGGATCAGGAATAACTGTAATTTCTTTTCTACCTGTATATTCTATTATTTTTTCTTTCAATCTTTGACAAGTTGTTGTTATATGTTTTGCATGCTTACAAGTATAGTTCCATTCATCTTCTGGACCCCATTGTGGGTCCCACTTATCATCTGACACATCAAATATATAATTTATATTTTTTGATATTAAATAATCCACATCTTCTTTAGTATGTTTTTTAGCTAATACTACAATATCATCTTTATTACACTCTGTCAAATCATTTATAACTTTACTATTGTCATTATGTTCTGATGGTATCTTTGCTCTCACTCTAAAAGAGTAAGGATAATTTTCATCTTTGACAATAGGTAAATAATATTTTAACATATATCTAATACTGCTTTAATCATTTTACTAAAGCCTTGTTCTCTTTCTTCTGATGTCATTCTTTTTTCATCTACAGAATCATCTAAATGATCTGATATTGTACATACTGATAATGCTTCTTTGTCAAATTGAGATGCTAGTGCATATAAGATATGTGTTTCCATTTCTACAGCAACAGTACCTTGTTGTTGTAGTTCTTTCCACCAATTTGGATTTGGATTGTAAAAGTAATCATTTGATACAATACTACCAGCATGTGCATCTGGACATTGTTTCATAAATTTTTCTAGCCATTTATAAGTAACACTTGGACTTAATTGGTATCTATTGACTAAACCATTTGTAATATTACTATCGGTACTCGCTGTTGTAGCTGCTACAATATCACCTACTCTAGTCTTCTTTGATATACCACCAGCACTACCAACTCTTATAATACATTTAACATCATAATGATCGTATAGTTCGTGTATATAGATTCCGTTAGATGCCATTCCCATACCACCAGCTTGTGTAGATATTCTTTTGCCTTTGTATGTACCTGTGTATCCTAAACAATTTCTTACTGTGTTCACACACTTGGCGTCATCTAAAAATGTTTCGGCAATCCATTTTGCTCTTAATGGGTCACCAGGTAATAATACTATATCAGCATAATCACCTTTATTTGCATTGTTGTGCGGCGTCATATAACTCCTTCCAATTATTTACTCGTTGTCCATTATATTCTCTATTGTATGGATGGTCCATCATAAAAGTATTTAAACCTACAGCCTCTCCATCTTTGGCATAATCTAATCTATCTTCTACCCATATATAATTTTTACCTTTGTATCTTTCTTCTAGTATTTCTCTTTTAGGTTTTGTAAAGTCACCAGCACAATATATGTAATCAAATATATCACCAAATAAGTGTACTAGATTATGTTGTCTTAATCTTTGTGCATACTTATCTGGACCAATCATACTAATTACTTCAAACTTCCAACCTTCTCTATGTAATCTTGTAACATACTCAACGCTATCTCTGAACGCTGGTAAATAACCTAATGAACCTGTTTGATTGAATTCGTTGACTTTATCTAAAGCTTCTTTTTCTGATACGCCAAATTGTTTTGACATTTGAAAATGTTGGTCTGTATCTGGTAATCTTATATAACCTTGATCTGCCATCCACACTTTGAATGCAAATGCCCAATCTAATAAAACACCATCACAATCAGTTATTATTGTTTTCATAATTTAATATCATCCTTCTAATTTCAGGCCAAGTACCTAAATCAATATAATCTAATATCTCAATAGCTTTAGAACCAAAGATTGGTGTTTGTTCTATCTCTCTATCTTTTGTGTGTAATTTTAATGTTGACTTTTCCATAAAGTTCATACATACATCAAAAGTTCTTTTTCTAAAAGCAAAGGCACACCAAAATCCATTATAGTTATCTAATCCATCTTGTGGTTTATCTTTGTAATCAATAACATTATTTTCTGGATTTACATATAGTGCACCTTTTGTTTTTAAAATGTCAGCGTTGCTTTCTTTCTTATAAAGAAATGTAAAACCAGTTTCTAATAATGAGTTTTGTACTAGGGTGTACAAGTCATTATTTGGTTTTAATTTCATTAAAGTATCTGGTAACATAACTAAATTATATTCACCAAATAAATGTTTAGCACTTTTTATAGCGCCTGTATATTCTTGTTCGTTTGGATTTTGAAATGTAAATGTTATGTTAAATTTATCTTTATATTTAGCTAGATATTGTATTAGTTCTAGTTTATGTTCATTTATAACAACAACAAACTCTACATCTTTTCTTCCGTAATCCCTAAAGAAGTTAAAACAATTATCTATTAGAGCATTGTCATTATCTAATCTTAATATCTCTTTTGGATAAGGTAAATTTAATCTTGTGCCTTTTCCTGCGGCTGGTAATATGACTGTTAATTTACTCATTTGTTTATATAATAATTTAGTATATCTATTTTTTGTTTAGGTGTATAATGTTGAGAGGTACCAGCAGTAATCCAACAAGTGTCATCTGTTATTGACATACTTAAATTTTTAAACTGTTGTTCACTCTTAACAAAACTATGTTTTAAATTATTTATCTGCCACACATTCATAGGGTGGTCACTCTCTGGTGGATTGTCTATCATAATTTTTGCTTGTTCTACTACTTTTTTAGCAGCGTCAGGTGTAAACACAGCTGCAGATACACCTCCTAAAAATCCTCTTTTTAATCTGGACACTCTATATTGTTCTACTTTATCATTATCACTAGGAAATAATTGTGTCTTTATTGGTATACAATTAATTTGTGTTTCTATTATAAGTTCATTATGTTCAAAAGGTAAGTTCAACCATCTCAATAGATAAAAATGTTTTCTTTGAGGATCATCTGTTAAGATAGCTTTAATCCAATTGATATGGTTATCTTCACATAACTTAATCATATCAGGTGTTGGATTATATAATGCTATGATTTTTTTAAGATTAGGATAGTATTTGTTACATTGACTAGACCAGAGATGAAAATAATTATTAAAGTAAACTGGATCTGCTGCACAATATAATATCATCTTCTTCCTCTGCCATATGAATTACGGTAATGAGGTAAGTTACCGTGAGGTATGTGTGTTATCTTAACTAACTTCACTTGTTCTGCTTTTGAATTAACATAGATACCCTCTATCTTATCATAACCATTTTGTTTTGCCCACCATACTCTTTTATTACCTGTATGTACAGCTATTCCAGGTATAGGATTTCCGTTTTCATATTTTGGCCATCTTTTTTCAACCAACCAATAATTATCTAAATCTGTATATAAGATAGGATAAATCATACCAACTCTATCCATACTAATTTCTAACTTGTCGTATCTTTTCATCATATAGTTTGTATCATTTGTCAACATTAACTCTTTAACATCAACTAATTCTTTTTTGTAACCAGGTATATCAAACTCTGCTGTTAAGATTTTCATTTTCCTGCATTTGCACCTTGAGTTACAATAGTTCTTAAAACTGTAAAACCAGGATTATTCCAATCAACTTTCTTTTCACATTTTACATCCCATATGCTATGAGATACACAGTGTTGTTTCATACAACCAGATAAAATAACAAAACTAATTATTAATAATATTTTTCTCATTGCCATTTTCCATCTCTAATATCTATCCACGTTTTAGGATAAATTTGTTTAAATGTTTTTGCATTCACTCTATCTCTATCCATTTTATCTACTACATAATATCCTTCTATTTTATGATATTTTCTTTTTCTAGCATACAATACTCTTTGATTACCTACAACACATAGTAAACCTTTTTTTGGTTGACCATTTACATCTTTAGGCCATCTATCTTTAAACCAATATCTTTCGTATGAAGTAAGAATAATAGGATACAATAAACCTAGTCTATCCATACTGTCTGTTAATCTTGTAAATTGATCTTTTGTTTTTTCTAAATGTTCTGGACCAGGTCTTATAACTATATCGTTGACATCATATTCTTTTACTAGATTACCTAATGCTTTTGGATAAACTCTAGCTCTCAATACTCTTATAGGGAAGTATTCTCTATATTTGTATTTTATAATATCAATTAGATTTTTTATTTTTGTCAAAACCATATTTAGCAATATAAAAACTGTCAACAATATCTGTGACAGGGTTATTTAATTTTTCCATATCAAAACTTTTCATCAAGTTGTTTTTGTGTTCTTTACAAAAACTATCATACATTAATTGTTTGTCAGCGTTGCCTTTGCCTGATGCAAATTTTTTGACTTGGGTTGGTACAACTGTTTCATAATCTATTCTCTTTTCCATCAATCTATATTTTAGAATACCACAATTTTCAGCTATCTGAAATACTGCTTGGCCTTTTGAACCAAAAGAGTATCCTTCAATGTACACTTCTAAATCATATAATCCAACATACTCATCTATAATATCTATTACCCATTGAGATAAATTGTAAAATCTTTCTATTGGGTCTTTGTATTCTTTATGTTCTATACCACCAATATTTTTTCCAAAGATACCCATATGTTTTTTCTTACTCGTTAGAAAAAAGAAATTACATTTATCAAATTCAAAACTGTCATCTGTAATACAAACAGCAGGTGAGTTTAGACTATAATCAATTCCAATTATCTTCTTCTTTGTCTTCTGTTTCAAGTTCATCTTCTACCTCATATCCACAAAAAGGACAAGTAAGAGGTTCTAGCTCTTGCTCTTCCTCGTTCCATTCTACTGAATATTTAGTATCACAATTAGAACAATACTTTTCTGCTTTTTCCATTACAATTTAAATTTCTTAAACTGGTCTTTCTTAACATCTTGTTTTATTCCACCAATTACATATGATTCAATTTCTGTTTCTTGTGGAGCGTTTTGTGTTGACCTACTATTTAACCAATGTTCTACCCAAGGCAAAGGATTTGTTTTCTGGTCATACTGTGGATTTAATTGTATGCCTTTCATTCTTCTATTTGCCATATATTCTACAAATTGATGTAATAGTTTTTCTGATAAACCAATCATAGAACCTTTTGAGAATAGATAAGATGCCCATCTTTTTTCCTCATTCAATGCTTCATCATACATCTTATAAACTTCTTTCTCACATTCTTTGATAATCTTTGTCATATCTTTATCATTCTCGTGGTCTTTCCAGTTATTAATAATTCTTTGTGACATTGCCAAGTGTTGACTTTCATCTCTAGCTATAAATGATATAATCTTTGCTGAACCTTCTAGTAATTTTAATTCACCAAAAGCAAAACTACAAGCAAAAGATGTATAGAAACGTAAACCCTCTAGTATGTTTACTGTCACCATTGCTAAATATAATTTTTTCTTTAACTCATACAGGTCAACTTTATCTGGTGTTAATGTCCATTGATAACCCATTTTGATTAGATCATCATAAGTTTTAGTTACACTAGCTGCTCTTTTTTCTATCTTCTCGTCTTGTATAATAGTATCAAAAACTTCTGTAGGATCAGAATATAAATTTTTAATGATGTATGTATAACTTCTACTATGGATTGTTTCCATAAAATCCCAAGTTACAATACAACCTTCTACCTCAGGCAAAGATACAAATGGTAAAAATGCTAGACAAGGACCTCTGCCTTGTACACTATCTAACATAGTTTGATACTTTAGATTAGATGTAAAAATAAACTTCTGTTGTTCAGATAATGTTTGATAATCGTTTCTATCTTTTTGTAAAGACACTTCTTCTGGTCTCCAAAAATATCCTAACTGCTGCTGATTTAATTTGTCAAAAATAGGATACTTCATATTATCATATCTTTGTACAGATAGATCAGGTCCAAAAAACATTAATTGTTTTGTAGCGTCTAAATTTTTGTCTTTGTTAAATACACTTTTAGCCATTAAATTGTACACGAGTCACAATTCTCGTCCTCCTGTTTTGGTTTATCATCTTCAGGTACGTTATCAACAAACCCTATTGGATGTGCAGGTTCGTCAATATCTTTTTTAGCATCGTATGTGTTTTGATAATAACTTGTTTTCCAACCCATTTTATACGTTGTCAATAAGTCTTGTGCCATTACTGATACAGGTACTTGATTGTCTTCGTAATTTTCTGGATTGTAAGACCAATTACCACTTATGGCTTGGTCAAAATACTTCTGCATTACTGCAACGATATTTATATATCCAGTCATCTCACGCATATCCCATAATAGTGTATAGAAGTTTTTAAGTCTTTGATAATCTGGCACAACTTGTTTTAGTGGACCTTTTTTAGATTTCTTAACACTTAAATAATCTCTAGGTGGTTCAATGCCGTTGGTAGCATTTGAAACCACGCTAGAGGATTCTGATGGCATTTGGGCTGAGAGTGTGCTATGTCGGAGCCCAGTTGCTTTTATATCTTTTCTCAATTTTTCCCAATTCAAAGATAGTTTACGATTTACAATCTCATCTACCTCTTTCTTATAGGTGTCAATTGGTAAGATACCATCGGAATATTTTGTTCTATCAAAGTATTCACATCTGCCTTTTTCTTTAGCAAGTTCGTTACTAGCTTTTAATAGATAGTATTGGAAGTATTCTGTTAACTCGTCAACTTCTTTCCAAGCTTGTTTATCATTGTAATTGACTTTCATTTTAGCCAAGTAGTGTGCTAGTCCAATATAACCAATACCTAAACTTCTTCTTGCCTTTGTAGATACTTCAGCTGCCTTAACAGGATAACCTTGATGATCTATTATTTCATCTAAACTTCTAACTGCTAAATCACATAAGTTTTCTAAATCATCCAAATAATTAATTTTACCTACGTTAATAGCTGATAAAATACAAAGTGCTATTTCACCATCACCATCTATGTGTTGTATTGGATCAGTAGGTAATGTTATTTCTTGGCATAGATTTGACATTCTAACTAAATCTTTAAATGATGAGTGGTCGTTACAATGATCTATATTCATAATATAGATACGTCCAGTTTCTGCTCTTTCTTTTAATATATCAAAAAATAATTCTTGTGCTGATATTTTCTTTTTGAATACACTTGTTTTTCTTTCTGCCTTTTCATACAGTTCATCAAACTGTGGTGTTCCCCAAGCTTGATATAGTTCAGGTACTTCGTGTGGTGAGAATAAAGTTATTTCTTCATCATTAATAAATCTTTCATAAAATAGTTTTGACAATTGTATAGAGTAATCTAATTTTCTAACTCTATTGTCTTCACTACCTTTGTTATTTTTTAATACTATGATGTCTTCTATCTCTTGGTGCCAGATAGGAAAATGTACTGTAGCAGAACCACCTCTTACACCATTTTGTGTACAACATTTTACAGTTGCTTCAAACTTTTTTAGAAATGGTATAACACCTGTATGCTGTACTTCACCACCTCTAATTCTACTGTTAATACCTCTAATACGACCTGCGTTGATTCCAATACCTGCTCTTTGAGCAACGTATCTACCGATAGCCATATCACCAGAGAATATACTAGGTAAGGTATCATCTACGTCAACAAGGACACAACTAGCATACTGCTTAAGAGGAGTACGAACCCCAGCCATAACGGGTGTAGGAATATTGATTTTAAAAGTTGAAATAGCATCGTAATATTTTTTAACATATGTCATCCTTTTTGATTTTGGGTAGTTTTGAAAAATAGTTGCAGAGATTAACATATACATAAATTGTGGAGTTTCAAATACTTCTTCTGTACTTCTATCTTGTACTAGATATTTGTCAATAACTTGTCTTAACCCAGCATATGTAAATGTGTAATCTCTTTCGTGGTTAATCCAATTTTCCATTCTGTCAAAATCTTTTTTATCATACTTGTTCAAAACTTCTGGATCGTAAACCCCTTTTTCTACAGCTTTTTTTGTGTGTTCAAAAATGTGTGGATGGTCCCATAAACGATTGATAACTTTTTTTCTTAATGAATAAAGTAATAGTCTAGCGGCAACGAATTGATAGTTTGGATTTTCTAACGATATTAAATCTGCTGCTGACTTAACTAAAATTTTTTGTATTTCATCTGTAGATATTCCATCATAAAATTGTAAACCACTATTCATCTCAACCTGTGATGATGACACACCTGATATGTCTTCAACAGCATACTCAACCATTTCGTGTATCTTTTCAATATTTAAAAGCTCTTTGCCACGTTCACCTCTTTTTACTACATTTATTTCTTTATCGTTTGTCATATTTTTTTCCAGTCATTTAGTTTAGTTAGTGCAGATAGTTTTGAATATGTGTTGTTACTTATAATATCATTCACTTCAGAAATTGTTTTTCCTGACATTATTAAATCGTTTACATCTTTAGATTGAATCTCTTTTGGCCAAATCACTATATTATAATTACCCTCAATCACCTTATACATTCTTTTTATAATCTCTCTATTTCTAGGTTCGTTGTCAAATATATATGTAACTTCTTCATTAGAAATTTTATTATTTAGGAATAAATCTGCGCCACCAGCAGCAAGACAATTATTGACAAATAAACTATCAATCGGGCCTTCAGTGATGCAAACCTGCTTTTGGAAATTGATTCTTTCAAGTCCGTATACCTTCTGTTTATTTTCATCTAATTTTATTGTTAGATATTTTGGTTGTTCTTTTCCAAACGATCTACCTTGGAATGCAAACAACTTACCAGTAGTATCAAAAAATGGTATAATCAATCTTGGATGATCTTTAGTTATTTTGAAAGTATTTGGTTTTACTTTATTAACTAAAGCCATAAACTTATTACATAGATATAACTTACCCCAAAATTCACTTGGTATCATTCTGTTAATAACATATTTTTTAACAGGATGATTATCTTCTAGGTCATCAATACTTTTTAAATCATCTAGTATAGTTCTATCTTTAAACTTTGTAGGTTTAAAGTCAAACTTTGGTTTTGGCGTTGCTGGCGCAGACCCTTTATATCTTTCAAAAACATATTCATCATACATTTTAGGGTCAATATATTTTATAAAGTTTGCTAGGTTTTGTCCCATACCACAATTGTGGCATTTAAAGAACATATCATTTTTTACTCTGTAAAAATATGCTCTAGCTTTCGTTTTACTCTTTTTACTATCACCACAATGCGGGCATCTAAAATTGAATAGAGTATCAGTTTTTCTTTTAAACTGCTCTAATCTATTAGATAAAGCATTGATAAATTTTGAATCTATATAATTTGACATAACACTCAATCATTATATAATAATACCCCTAATTTGTCAATGCCTATTGGGCATTCATCATTGACATTATGTACTGAAAATTTTTAGATAGTATCCAGCCTACTACAATAGAGCCCCCTAAAATTAACCACTTCCATCTTTCTAAAACACCAATTCTTGGACCTACGTCATTTCTTAATGCTTTAATTTCATTGAGTAATCTTTTCTCAACTAGGGTTAAATCTCTTTGTAGTTCTTTATACACTACGTCTATTTCTTCTGCTCTCTCTTTTAACTTATCAAATATAACATCATCAATCTTTTCTGATCTGCTAAGTTTTTCTTCGTGTACAGCTAACATAGATTTTATAGAAGTAGATACATCTGTCAACCTTTCAATAGCCGTGTCTATACGATTATTGATTGTATTGATACCTTCAATGTCTTTTCTCAAAGACTCTATATCTACTTTTATATCCGTAGTGTCAGGCATATTAACCGCCTAATGGATTTTTAGATTTAATCTGAATTTCTTGTATTTGTAATTTTAGAAGTTGTATCTCTTTCTCATTAACTTGTGCTTTTGTATTTACATCATTATTAGCACTTTTGTTTTTTGAGATAGATGCACTCAAACCGTCAACTCTATCTTTTAGTTCATCTATTTGTTTTTCAATAGGTGCAAAATCTACACCTTGACTTGCTTCTATTTGAGATAACTTTGTTGTAATTTCCCCATACTTTACAAAACCACCACCTATGGCAACAATAGCAGCAACAAGAGCAGCTATACTTGCAAGGTTGTCTTTTAGTTTATCTATCATTTTTTTCTTATCCTTTTTTAAGTGTTTGGATTTCATTCAATAATCTTTGTTTATCAATTTCTATCAGTATTAACTGACGCTTTTGTACAGCAATGGGATCGTTAGTTACATACGCATCTAAATTGGCGTCCTTGTATATTTGTTGCTGTTCTAAAATATTTATTGAATCGTAAAATTTAGCGTCAGGCAACGTCAATTGTTTGCTGTAGATACGTTTATTTATATATCCACTTATGTCTGCACCATCTGCTGTGATCCCTTTTGATGTGACCATTTGTATCGCCTCTAATTGTTGGTCTATTCTTTTAAGTTTAGATAATACTTTCTCTAAAACTCTTTGTACTTTTAAATTTATGCTACTATCCTTGACCGAAACAGCCTCTGGTTCATTAGATTCAGTTGCCTCATCTTCCACATTTTCACCATCAGCTTCCTCCTCCTTCGTTCCTTCTGTTTCCTTATCTTCAGCCACCTCAGATTCATTAGATACAGATTCACCACTCTCTCGTTCCTCAGTTGCTTCATTAGACTCTTCTTTAACTTCCTCATTTGTATTCGGTTCAGGTTCATTAGATTCCTCTTGTTTAGATTCTTCTTTGATTTCTTCTTCTTTTATTTCTTCTTCCTTAACTTCTTCCATTTGAGTTTCTTCGGTCATAGCAGTTTCTTCATTAAGTTCCTCCTTAAAAGTATTTGTTTCTTCCATTTCAAATTCTTCTTTTAATTCTTCCATAACAATAGATGTAGTTTCTTCAAAAAATTCTTCTTCAGTTAATCCTTCTTCTATAAGTGCCGTTTCAAAAGTCTCCATAACATTTTCTTCTATTAATATCTCTTTAAAGTTTGTTATAAAGATTTCTTCAAATTCTTCTATCTCAATTTCTTTAATCTCTATCTCTTGTAGTAAAGGTGTTTCTAATTCTAGTTCTGTCAATTGTTCAATTTGTGTATCTTCTAATAGTGCGATTGCTATTTCTAAATCTTCTTGTGCTAATTCTAATTGTTCATTTGCGTCTTCTATTTCTTCTTGTGTTTCTTCCGTTATAGGTTGATAGTTTATATCTAACAATGTGGCAGTTAAGGCAGCACCTAATAAATTAGGACCATCAGGACTATTTGTATTAGGATTATTACCATCTATACCTTTCCATTCCCAATCCCAATTTCTAGCGCCTGTGCCTGTATGAGTTGCTGTATCTGTATATGTGTGAGTGTTTTGTCTATAACCAGCGTCATTGTTTCTATTAAATGTAGTTATAGAAAGTGTATTATTACTTTCATCTAATATCTTTATTGTTGTTTGATATGAGTCTCTACCTGATTGTGCATTACCACATTGATATGATGAACCTGACCACTCACAGTTTTGTACTTCGGTTGTAGCATTTAAAGTTACACCACCATCTAAACTTGTTGTGGTTGTGGTATGAGTGCCACCTGATTGTTTTGTAGTTGTAATATTAACTAAAGAACCTGAGGCAGAAACCGTACCTGTACCTTTTGCTTCTAGTTCGTTGTATTGACTTGTAAAATCTTGTATACCGTTAAGAGTAAATCCTGTGGCAGAATCTAATCCGTCTATTGTACTGTTTGGGTTTTGTTGATTAGTATTAACACCATCACCTGCGTTAGGTAATAGATTACCAGATGTGGCAGTTTCTGCTAGACTATTTACGCTTACTAAAGTTGTAAGGGTTAATATCGTCAGCGAACCTATCAATACTTTTATATAATTTGTAAGGCACATAGATTATAAGGGCACTCCAAATAATAAGGTTAAGGGTAACAGGATCCATTTTTTATTTATTTTTGAGTCTTTTTTTTTGACTCAATCTCCTTCAGTATTTTTTCTTTTTCAGCTTGAATCTTGTTTATTTCTTCTTGTTGTTTAGTAATTTCCTCAGCATTTTCTTCAAGCTTTTGTTCATATTCTTTTTGTAGTTGTTTATTTTTCTTTTCAATATATTTTAAATCTGCTGTATATTGTTCAAAGTCAGGTCTTAATTTATCATACTTTTTCCATTCTTTTAATGCTTCGTTACCAATCTTACCATTGTATGGACAAGGCGTACCAGATTGTATCATAGCATGGAAAACTCTTTCGTCTTGGCAAAGTATTGATACCGCAGCTACTTTCATACCTAAATCGTTTAATACTTTACTTAACTTAATTCTTTCACAATTCTCATCTGTTCTATATGTTCCACCAGAGAAACCAATACCAAACTTTTGAGCACCTACAGATATACCTACTACACAAAGGTCCTGTGACATTGCTGACATTGATGGTGCTGAAGCTGAATTGACTACTCTACTATCGCCAGAATAAGCATTTGTAGTGTTTGTAGTTGTTGAATTTGATGATGAACCACTTTCATAAGTTGTGGTTGTTTCGGCAGAATAACCACCCGTAATAGCAGTATTACTTCCACTCGTATTTGATTGAGTGTTAGTTGTCGCTCCAGAGTTTGTTGAATCAGCCCAAATAGGTGAGGCACCTATCATAACGAAGAATAACAAAAAGACTAATAATCTTTTCATTGTTATCCTTTTTTAAAACTATTTATAAGTTTTGATTATTCGTAAACTTTTTTTCTCTCGTAAGCCTGCTCGTGTCTTCCTACTATCTCTAAAATTTCCCAAGTTCCATCTTGTTTAACTTTTACAATAGCATCTACTTTGTCACAGGTCATATTATATATGCCGTCTTTATCTTTTGACTCTTTATATTTTCGTTCTGCTTCTCTTTTATTTTTTAAGCAGTTCATTAAGTTTTCACTAGCCACGTGGTCTACTAATTTTCTTGTGCCGTCTTCAGCAACTTCAAAGATACAAACAGCAAATACAACACCACTCATTGGGTCAGAAGAAGACATAGCGTGTTCTTCTTTCATAATTGTAACGTGCTTGTGTTTCTTTTCAATTGGACATACTTGGTGACCATCATCACCACAGCCTGTGCAATCTGCTAAGAGTTTAGTAGTTCCAAATAATAAAGCTGATAAAATTATAAAGTATGCAAATATTACTTTTACTTGTTTTTCCATTACTCAATTACCTTTAACAATCTTATTCCGTATTTTGCTTGTTTATCTTCTTGTAATAATGCTTTAACTTTTTTACAAGTGAATACAACTCTTTCACCACCAACTTCTCTACTTGCTACTCTTTTTGATTTCAAGCATTGGGCGATGTTTTCTTTGTATACCCACTCTATCATTTTACCGTTTAAGTGTAAAAGTAAAGCAATGACACCATCTTTTTCATA